GTTACCAGCAGCGCGGGCATTGTTGTCGAACAGAGCTTTCTCGATGTCGAGCTTTTGCTCTTTAGCAATCTTCAGTGTTTGGTATGCCATTTCCTTAGCACGCCCAGCCTTATCAAGACCTTCGTCTGTATCAGGAATCACAACCGCATTCTTGAAGATCTGCGTGTAGTTACCCAACCGTGAAGTCGCTGAGCGAGCTTCTGCAGTTGTGTCGTCACCCTCAACGTGAGCGTTTGCTGCAGCTGCGCGTAACGCATCTGTCTGCCACTCATGCAGGGTGTTAGTTGCCTTTACCTTCTTACAAGCAGAGTAAAAAGGAGTTTCTTCTGGACTGACATCATAGATGATGTCTTCTAGCGACTCGCGGATGCCATTTGCATCATATGAATCGAACGTGTTTGATGGTTGAGCCATGATGGTCTCTCCTTACAAGTTTATTTAAACATCAGGGCCAGGGCGTCTTCTACGCTGCCTGACTTTTTCAGTTGCGTCCGCTGTTTGCGGACTACGTCTTGGTTAGTAGTGACCTTTTTGGTCCCTGGCTTGATAACAGGGCGAGCCTTTTTCGCCTTGCTTTTCACCGTGTCGCCATTGGCCATCATCTTCCGATACAACATTGCATCCCGTAGGACTAGCAGCTCATTGTGATTAGTGATGTTTCCTAAAACTTCTTCAGGAAACCCATAATACTCAGTGGCCGCATGCACAATGTCGTTTTTAAACTGCGCTGCTGTTTTGGCGTCACGCAATTCCGGAATTTTATCCATGAGAACCTGTGCCTCTCTGCGAGCGTGCTCTTGTCGAGCTTGCGCTTCTGCTTGGGACTGCGAGCTCAGCTGCTGCTGCACTGCATTCCACTGGGTCACCTTGTCATCGTATTCCAACTTAGCTTCCATATAGCCAATTGGATCGTCATGAAAAAGTTCTCTGGATGGCTCAACGGGGGGTGTAATCCCGCCTTGCTGAATTCCAGCTACTAACTGTTGCAGGTTCTGTCTTTCCTGCGCCAGGGCTGTGTAGACTGCTTCAGCTTGTTTCCGCGCCTCTGCTGCCTGCTGCATCCCTTTCTGGACGTACTTCTGACCTGAGTATCCTTGCTTGAGCTGATCTAGGGTTACCTCTACTTCCTCACCGTCAACTTTGACTGTGAAGACAGCACCTTGAGGGTCCTCTTCAGCTGGCTCGTTCTCTTCGCTTTCGTACTCGTCCTCTTCATCCGAATCAACTACTGATTCTTCAGTATCATCCTCAGTATCTTCATCGTCACCTTCTGCTTCAACGGGTGCGTCCTCTTCAGGTTGCGCATCCTCTGCTTCCAATACCTCTTCCGATACTTCGGAGCTCTCTTCTGGCTGTACCAAAAGATCAGCTGCTGACTCTACTGTCAGGCTTTGTGTTTCAGTCGTTTCCACGGTACTGATTCCTCACTTAGCTTAGTTTTTTGTTTTCCATTGCCTCATCGTCAATGGCTGCGCGAATAACGCGCTGTACTTCATCGACTCCCAGGACTACTTCCCTGGCTTTGTCGATATCCTCAATTGTAGCACTGCTGTCCAAAAATACAGCAATTTGCTCCTGCTTGATGAATTCTATGATTTCCTGGAATGTCTCGTCCGCCAGGAGTCTTTTAAATCGTTGTGCCCGCTCTTTTACTTTCGACATTAAAACCTACTTTGTACCACCGCTTCCTGTGGACCTGTGTCCGGGTAGCGAGGTGTGTTCTGCATACGCTTGATGGTTTCAACGTCCACTGCCGTACCGTATTTGCCGACAATCTCTGCTGCTTTAACCAACAAGTCCTGGTCCATCTTATCGCGCTCGCGGTCATCTGCTGCGAGAGCCTTCTGTGCGTCCAGCTGAATCTTAGCCAAATCTGACTGAGCTTTCGCCTGGGCGCGGATTGTTTCTGCCTGGATCTGAGCCTGTGCCAGGATCTGGTTCGGGTCCTGCTGCATCTGCTGCTGCTGTGCTGCCATCTGCTGGGCCTGCATCATAAGCTGCTGCTCGATCTGTGGATTCATTGGTGCGTAGTAACGATCGCTATTCCGCACGCCAGTGATAGCCAACATATCTGCAAGAGTGTTGCGGATATTTGTCAGCGTCACGATACCGTTCTGTGCACCGTAAGCCTGGTAGATCTGCATTTGTGTTTGCAGGGTTTGCTGATACGCTGCGAGACGCTCGTCTTCTTTACCTGTACCGAGACCAACATTGACCGAAATCGCCATATTGGTATTCCAGGACCGTGGATCAACAGGTGCGAACATTTCGCCTGAGATGCGCATCATCTGCTCTTCTGGAGAGTTCTCTGCAAGCAGCTTGAGCATGAGCTTGAACATGCGAGTCATACCGCCCTCTGCCAGGTTGCGTGCGATCACTTCTACCTGACCGGCGGCTGCGCTTGCTGTTAATCGTGCAGCGGTAGCTGTCTGTGCCATCAGTGCGTCAGGGTCCAGGCCTGTTGATGCCCGGCTAATACCTGTCTTAGCCTCGATTAGCTGATCGTAATACTGCATCGCTCCCAGTGTCTGACCGGCTGCGAATGGAACCGTGAGCTCTTGTACCGCTCCAGGGTTCTTCATGCGGACAATGCCGCCAATCTCGTTGTTCAACAGATCATCGATATTAACCTGGCCCTCTACCATAGAGAGACGCGGATTATTGACCATTGCGATATTGTCCAGGATTCCACGCAGGATCGATGTCGATGCGTCCTGGTCTTCCATGATCAGGTCTGCGATAGACTTACCAAAGAACGTATGTGGCTCTGGGTCTGACTCAAAGACGGCAAATGGAACGTGGTTGCATGGCTCGTAATCCAGCAGCTGGTACTCACCGCCACCCATCGTGATCTTGTACATTTCTGGGATGCCGACACCTTCAATGTCCATCCGCATGTAGCATTCGGTAACAGCGACAAGACGCATGGAAGGATCGCGGATATCTTCATCCTCTTCCTGGTCATAGCCTCTGCGCTCAAAATCTTCAGCTTCCGCCATTGTGTCGTGGTCTGAGATGCCAGACAGTGAGGTAACGATCTCTGGGTCATAGCCCATTGCGATCAAGTCACCGGCACGCATTTCTGTGCGGTGTCCACAGACGTAAAACTTATCAATAGATTCTGCATTGCGATCGACAAAGAACTCTTCTGGCGGCACAGAGTCAACGCGCAGCTCACCTGTTGTTGTGTAGTGAGCAATCTTAGCATCGTGCGCAGCAACCTGGTTTTCCATGCCACTAGGGTCCATCTGCACTTCATATGTGACTGAGTGCTCGATTACGTCCACATCCTGGTCTTGTGCTAGGACCATGAACTCTTCTTCTGTCAGGTTCGAGTATTCATGTATTTGAGACTCCCTGCTGGTGTCCCAATACACCTTGACGATACCTGCCTTCTTGAGCAAAGAATCGTGGAAAACGTCCGACAATACGCGGAACCCGTTTTTCTCTGTGAATTGCGAGTGGATGTACTTTGTTGCCGTTTCAGCAGCCGATACTTCCTGTGGGTTCGATGGAGTGAATTGAACGTACTGTTCATTAGACAGGAACACGCGCATCAGGCTTGGCTTGATTTGGCGGATGGTATCGCGGACCTTGGTAGATACTACCCGGCTGCGTCCTTCTTCTGCTTCCAGGTCCACTTCGCCTTCATAGTAGCGTTGTGCCTGGATACGGTCTTCAGCGATCTCTGACTCAACAAAATCGATAGCGTCAGAGACAGCATCGCGTGCAATGCTCTCGATCTCGCTCTCATCCATTGGCTTGAACGTAGTGTCCTCTTCAGGCATACCGTCCTGCAGCTCATCCATGTTCTCTGCTACCAAATCTTCGATGTCGATCATGGACTAATACCTTCTACCGCTCGCTCTGTTACTACACCGGCTTGACCGGCTCTTAATGCGCTGTTCATTGCGTTAGCAATTAAGCTGGCTTTAGCCTGGCTCACGCTGCCTTTCTCAATGGCCTCTTTTGCATATTTAATAGCAAGTTCAGCATCTCTACCAGTGCGTCCAGTGAGAACCTCAATGACCTCGCCAAACATCTTGTCTTTGCGTTGCTGCTTATACGCCTCGCCCGAACCTGTGAATATATCCCTGACCTTTGTAGTGAAGCCTTTTGGATCACCCTCAAACAGAGATCTAAATATCCCGCCACTTAATGCATCATCGGCTGCTTGCTGTACTGCCTGGCGTGCTGCTGTTTGTGACCCAACACTGACCGCGCTCTGTAGCTCAAACGCTGCCTTTGCTTCATCAAGCTGCTTGAATAACTTTTGAGCCTGCTTTGGGCCCAGAACTTCAGCGACCTTTGCCCGGTTAGATCCAGACGACAGCTCTTGTAGAATTTTACGCATCTGCAGCTGATCTTCTGATTTGGCTGACCCTGCTGCACGCTTTACATCACCAATGACATAATCCAGGCCGCGCCTAAAACCTAGGCGTATGGCAGCCTTTTCTGACTTATCGGCATCTTTCATTGCAGCAATAACATCATCGACAGTGGTTGGCTTATTTAAAAGTTTCTCACCCATCTCAGCAGCTTTCATGGAAAGAATGTTTTCTTTGCCAAGTGCTACTGCCTCCCCATAGCGAGGGACAGCCATAGCGGCTGCATCTTTCAGTTGCCTTGCCAGGTCTGCATATGTCTGACCTAGCCCTGTTTTCGCGCCAAACTGATTTGTCTCTTTTTCTGCGAGATCCTGGAGGACTTGCTTGAGAATATCAACTTGCTGCACGTTTGGCATTTCGCGGAAAGTGACAGTTCCATCCGTTGCAATGTCTGCCATGATTTGCTGATTGCGCAAACCTTTTGCCTGGAGCATTGCGTTCGCTGTGTCGAATGCTTGGCCGACTACATTAGTAGGGATGCGAGAGATTACATCCTCGACTAATCGCCCAGCATCAGACGCATAGTCGATTGGCGTACCGTATGCCTCGCCATAGGCTTCCTTTCGAGCCTGGCGCGTGCCTTCAGCAACAGTCTCTGTGACCGTCCTTCCCGCTGGAGGTGCTGCACCAACAGTCTCATCTAATCCACCAAGAATCCTCTGAGAGGCCCGCTCTACACGACCGGTAACTGCCTGGCTTGCTGCCTCTCTGCCAGCTGGCGATGACGCTGCAGCAGCATCAAGCAAAACCTGTACTGCTTCGTTTGAATCAGCAACCATGCGCTGATCACCGGCACGCTGCAGAATAGCAATCGTATCTTCTAGTGACCTACCGTCATCCAGGGCATTCTTAATCATTGCAGCAGCCTCGCGGCTAACACCCAGCTGAGTGGCTAATTCTCTGTTGATCTGAGCTTCACCCTGACGCGATGCAATTAGTCGCCCTGCCCAAGGTAAAACGACAGCGATCGGTGCAGCAAAAGCTGCCTGGAGTCCTGCACGCTGGCCTGCCTTTGATAAGCGATCTTCTACGCTGCCCTGACCTTCACCAAATCCATATAGAGCACCCTCACCACCGGCTAATGCTGTGGCCCCGGCAACGGTTGCAGTCTGCTGTGCGAGCGGGGGCATTTCTCTCAATGCTTCCCGTCCTTTTTGAACACCTTGCACTAAAGCTGGAGAACCACGCTTGATTCCTTCTTTGACGATAGGACCACCGGCAACCAATGACGATACAAGACCGGCCATCTTTGTTGCCTCACTGGTAACGGGATATTCGCCTTGCATAGACTTAGACATAAGACGCGCCTGGTTGAGCACCTCTTCATATGGCCGCCCGGTTGAGGCTGCTGTTGCAGCTGCCAGAGCTTCATCTGTCGCGCTGCCTACACCAAACGTACCTTCCAGGAACTTCTGGCCGAGTGTGGCTGGCATACCGGCTTGTTGGATTACTTCCTGACGCATCTCGCTGCGCTCTGCCTGGTACGGTGTAGTGATCTCTGCTTTCGGAGTCCCAGCCTGGAGTTGAGCCATAACAGCCTGGGCCATCTCTGGTCCCCCGGCAATATTCTGGTCAGCGTAACCAAGCTGCCCTGTGCGCTTATCGCGGAACACGCGGCCACCATTAGGTAGGCCTGTGACAATAAAATCTACAGGCTCTTCCTGGGGAATCATCGCGGCAACATTTGGATCTGTAGCTGTCTCTACAGTCTCTACAGTTCTCTGGATATCTTGTCCTGACTCTAGAGACCTAACTAGCTCTTCTACACTTGGGCCTTTCTTGCTCATTGTTCTAGCTGCCTCGCTCGTTCTCTGTCAGCAAAAGTGCTCCAGGCTTCAAAGATATTTGCTATATCTGCACCCTGAGTCTTTCTGTAGAAGTCATAAAAATGCATCACTGTGCCATCGGCCTTGATTACGACATTAGGGATGGTAAGGGCGTATTCGTTGACCTTTTCCATATCCTGAATAACTGTGTCGCTTGTTGGGCTTACACGGTTGGCAAGCTGCCCAAGTAGCCTCTTGATCTGTGCAGTTGATTGGCCGTACTTTAAGATCTCGCGGTTGGCAGCTTTCGGGTTGCCAAGTCCCGGAATGTACGTCTGAGCAAATCTTGCATCAAAATCTGTTTGTGGACCTTTGTTGGCTCGCAGCTCTTCAGCGACTAACGCATTGGCAGCAGCGTTGAATGCCGCAGCGTTTGCATATGCGCCTTCATCAATCAACCCTGATAACCCAAAACCATCAAGCATGGTTCTGATGGCCTGGCGGTTTTGCTCTTCTTTTCCTGTATCGGTAAAGTCGAGAGCTCGATTCATCCGGCCAAATGCCTGTAGAGAATTCTGAGCCTGGATACCTTCCTGGACAAACGAATCACGGTTGTCAGCGATGTACTTGTAGCTAGCATCGAACAATTTGGATTTGTCACCCTCAATCGTGATATCGCCACCACCGACACCTGACACCTTCCCGGTAATCGTGTCTATGTTGTAAATCTTCTTGGGATCGTAACCAGCTGCCTCACCACCAAGTTCTGCACCTGTCTTCTGCGTAATAGATCCAGCCTTGTTGTACATGGTCATGCCGCCTTTGACATCACCTGTGCTTTCAATGTACTCAGCTGCGCGAATAGCTTCTGGCGTACCTAGCTGGCGTAAACGTGCAGCAGTATTGATCGAGCGATTTTGTGTACGCAGATCCTTGAGCTCATTTGACAACATACTTGCCAGGCCTTGATCCGGGGTTAACCGCAAAGAGTTGAATCCCATAGCCAGGCGTAACATGTTTCCACGATCACCAAAGAATCCTTTGATGCGGTCCTGGAATGTGGGGTCTGTCTTTAACTCAGGAGTTTTGGCCTCAAGAATTGCTGCCTGGGTAGCTTTCTTGCCCAGGTCCTGCATCTTTGCTTCAGCTTCTTGTGTCGCAGCCATCATGTCCATATCAGAACCTGGGACTCTTGGCATATTCAAAGCCATTTCTTCCGGGGTCTGCTGCCTTACGCCAACCTGTGGAACATTCAACGATCCAGTAGCTGCATTAGCTGGAACACCGGGTGCAACAGCTGATGTGTCGCCCAGGTTTACTGATGGGCGAAATGGTTCGCGCTGCGAGCGTAATGATGGCGGCATCAGGGGAGTTGGAGCTCCCGCGACATTCGACATACCTAACGCCTTAGTGAACGTCCCCATAGATGAACCAGGCGATGGAGCTGCCTGGTCACGATTCGACTGCTGCAAGAGCTCATCAATGATACTGACAACTTGATTAGTGCGTGGTCTTAACATTTCTAACTCCTAGTCCCACTGGTCATCATCGCCAGTACCGGCATCTGCCCCACCATAAGTATCTGAAGGGCCTGAATAATTGTCGCTGTTGTCATGCTGTGGACCTGACCAACTTGGACCCATGCCGCTAATATTATGCTGCACATTATATGCGTCTCCGCGAGCACCAACATTTCCTGTCGAGTCGTTTCCAGAGTCTCCATCCATCGGGAAAAGGCCTGCGTTCCAAAGATCAGAGTTGCTTCCGAATACCCCACTTAATCCAGTTGTTCCTGGATCACCGAACCCAAGAATTCTACCTACTGTTGAATATCTTTGAGCTGATGGTATTTCGTTTGGATTTTCTCTTTCGTATTGATCAATGTAGTAATCGTTAATCAAGCCGATACCTGTGCCCACAAAAGGAATTGCTCCAGCGTACTTATTCACTGCTATAGCATCACGATACTTTTGCTGATCTGTTCTCGTGTCTTCAAAGTTGGGGCCGTTACCACCATCACCTGTAAGAGGCTGAGGTACTGGCATGATTGGCGGGGCAATTTCTGGCTGCCGAATCCTTGCCAATCTCAAAGCGTTTAGACGATCTCGCTCTGCGTTCCTTTCTGTGGCAGCTGCTACAGCGTCCATAATAGAGTACATGATCAGCCGCCCCTAAAGTTAGTTCCAGACGCGCCTGTTGCTGCCAGAGTTAGGTAATCGAATAGACCAGGCTGGCGTGACTGCGTAGTGGTCACTGGAGTAGGTGCTGCACCGAGTGCCTGGACCGTATACCCAAGGCCTGCTGCTGGTGCACCTGTGTAGCCAGCGTATTGACCTTTGGCCGCATCGATTAACGCCTGGTTCATTGCTTGCTGCATTGCACCTTGTTGCGCTAAATCTTGCTGAATCGTTCTACCTGTCTGGAATGATGTTTGACCAAGAGCACCTAGTTGGCCAGCTGCACCAGTTCTAGCTGCCTGCGCTGCTGCGCGGTTTGCGATGTCTTGTTGAGCCATCTGTTGCGCAGTGGCAAATCCTTGCTGGCGTAATTGTGCCGACTGTTGACCAAGTTGCTCTGCAACACCGCGTCCCAACTCTGACATGGCAACTCCATGCCGTGATCCGCCAAATGCTCCAGCACGCCCTGCCTGATAATCAAGTTGGTTCATGCCCATTGTCGCACCACGCATAATATCTGCAGTGTTTGCATCAATAACTTGTTGGGTGTACGGGTTTTGATAAGTTGATAGGTCAGTGGCCGAAAGCGTGCCAGGATCAAAAGAAGCCCCAGCTGCTGTCCCTAATAACGCGCCCTGTTGCGCAGCGGATGCTTGCTGCATTGGGTTTGCGGTCATCCCGCCTGGTGCTGCTCCAGCCATCGTTATGCTCCGTAATTTGTATCTTGACCGAACATCGAGCCATATATCCCGGCTTGAGTTGGATCTGCTTGTTGAGCCGCTGCGACAGCTTGCTCAAACATAGGTGCGGATGAGTAGCCAAACATGCCGCCTTGTTGCTGAGCCTGTGGCATTCCTTGAAATGCAGTTAAGTTCTGCTGCCCCTGGGGCATCATTCCAAATGCTTGCGCAGTATCAATATTCATCTGAGCTGCAGCTTGCTGTGTCGGATTAAACGCTGCTACATCCAGGCCGTAGTAGGGCTGATAACCGATCTGCTGCGCTTGTTCTGCCCGTGCAATGTTGCGCTTAGATGCGTCCTCAATGTACTGAGGTATCCCTTGCGCTGAAGTGGTGCTGCCGCCTTTACCGCCGCTCATGTTAACTCCTTGGCTAACGTAACAAATTTCTCTTCATAACCAGCGTCTTTTAAGACCCTGGCCCATCCTTTCCTGCCTGCTATCGTCATTGCCGTGCAGCCCTGGAGCTTCCCCCACTCCTCTGCTGACTTCTGCATATCTACTATGCCTTCCATATTTCCAGCAGCCAGAAAAACATGTAAAACTTTCCTGCTAGGATACACCACAATCTCTGTAACTGCACACGCTTCCGGGCCAGGCCACAGCTGCATCGTGCCTTTAAGGATGCTTTCTGCTACATCAACCGTGGTATGTGTGCCGCCGCTATATTCTAGTGCGTCAGCAATCCAAGGAAGACACCGTTCAATCTCTTTAATGATTTCTGGCTTGTCTTCTACCGCGCTCATCCGCTGATCCTTGTGACTGACAGGGTCACTGATGGGGATGCCGGTGCGAACGCTGTTGCATCAAAAGCCTCCAGTGATCCTTTTGTGTGGTCAGAAATCGCCCACATCGCTTCGAGATAGTCGCCTGAGTTCATGTTAAATACCGAACCCTTAGTGGCAGGCTTTGCTTGCCCATTTGCCGTAAGTGTTGCTTGCATCGCACCGAGTGGGACATCAGTGCCGTTAATTCTAGGCCAAAAGTAAAATGTCTGTGCTGATGAGTTTGTTGAGTACGTTTGTGCCGTAAATGACAGCCAATACTCGCCGCCTTCGTCAAAGTAGATGCGTGACTCATTTGGCGATGTGCCGATGGTCAAACCAGAGCCTGAGCCAATGGTGAAGTCGATAGCCTCTGCCGTGTTGCTTGCGGATGCCGTAATGTCTGTGTTGTTGTACAGAAACCCGTATCCGTCCGCCAATACGATCTGACGCCACTCACCATTTTTAGATACGACTGGATACTCACCAGATCGATCCCACATCATAATGCCGTCATCGGACGCTGAGTCACCTGCGCTCAAGAACTGCAAACGGTTCATGAACCTTTGGAGGTAAGTGTTTAAACGCTCACCCCAAGTGGTCCATGTGTCACCCAGTGGAGGAGGAGGTGTAATCATCGACTACCGCCCGGCTTCGCTTCAATACGCATGCTACCAACCCGGAAGTCATTGTTGACCTGCGAGTCGTACCTGACACGAACCTGTCTTCCTGAGAAACGAACACTCGTGGGGTTCGCCATTGTAAATGGGCCATATGACCGTTCTGTGTCGTTGGGGTAGAACCGTGTCTTGAATGTAGCTGTCACCTGCCCTTGCGATAACTCATCCGGTATCAGGTTGTTGACCTTCATGATCTGGTCACCGTTACCCATGCTGATCGGGCCAGACTCAATGAACGTGGAGTCGCCGTCATGGTTGAAACCGTACTCATGGAAGTACAGGTAACCGTCAGCAGTTGTCCACACAGGGAATCTCAAAATGCCTGTATCGATCGCTGATGTCCGGGACAGTGCGCCAAACATCCAGATGTTGTCCTTGTAGTCGTAGGACACATACCGGTTGTTCTCGACTGAATCTTCTGATGGGTAAAACCACCAGATTTCTGAGTACCGCGAGTTGTGTACGCCATATACTTTAGATATTTGGTTGGTGTTGATGTCGCGGAATATGTAGTCAGACACATCGCAGTTCAGTTCTTTTGGCACTGAGCCGTCGAACATGAAGAAGCCTTTGTTGCCCATCCAAAATGCAAACTGGTCTACAGACACTAGTGACTTGGGTGAGTCAGTGCCACAGGCAGAACCTACGCGCTCAAAGCCATAAACGTATGGCGGGCCTTGGTATGTCGCTAAGTGGGCGTCAGTGTCTGTGATGATGATTGTGCGTCCGCGAACCCTTGTTGCGGCCTGGATAGATCCGCTGGTCTGTAACTCCAGGTCACCCGCCTCGTTAGTAGCAGCGGGAGTCCAGAGCGTATTATCCTCACGATCACACCACTGTACCTTTCGCGGGTTACCGCCTGCACCAAGCGCAAAAACAAACCGCTCTTCTGTCACGATTAAAGATTTATTATTGACTGGCGCGTTGCTAATCACAGCCGCAGGGTTGTTTGTATTCAGTTGCCACTCGTAGAGCTTGCCGTCATCAGGCGAACAGGCCACAAGGTATTCACCGTAGTTGTCTAACGCCCACGTTGTAGCGGGCAAATAAGTTGATGTTGGCTGTCGAGGCGTAGAATACGTCCCAATATCGTAATAGCCACCACCGTAGCCTGTGTTCTGTGCAGCGTCTTCACGACCCGCTGTGAGGCCCACAGGGGTGATA